GACGGCGGGGTGTCCTAAGTTGAAATATCAGGTGTCCGAATTAGGACGGCACCAAACCCCTAAGGGGATTGCGCCACACAGTGAAATCCGCTATGCTTGGTGCGTCGCGTAGTGGTGGACCCTTTGAGCAGCCATTTTACATGGTGGAGCCGAGCACCCGCGACACGGGCCAAATCAGTTTGGCGCGGTAACAGTGAAGTTTTGCCCGAAAGGGCTGCACTCCCATTCCCGTCTTACTCCACCAACGCCAGCCCTTCCGGCATTCCTTATCCAGAGAGCGTTTGATGCGCGGATAAGACGGGAACCAGACATAGTGTTTCACGTGAAACATTCTCAAGTATGAGAAAATCTAATACGTTATAATGTAACATGTTTTTGAATGGATTTGCACAATGGCCGAAACCAATAAAAAGGCGACGGTTCGAAATATCGCAGCTATCGCTAGGGCCGCCGCCCCGAAAGCGATTGAAAAGCTGGAATCGCTGATTGATGACCCAGACCCAAAGGTGGCTATCGCCGCCGCCGCTCACATTCTTGACCGCGCCGTTGGCAAGCCGCTGGCGATGACCGCAGACGTAACGGACAGGCTTGATGAATTTACAGATGACGAACTTGACGCCGCAATCGCCTCCATCCAAGATCGAATTGGAGTTGCTGCGAAGGCTGAAAGCGAAAAGGGACCAACGGCAACAACGCACTAGGTTGCTAAGGTATAAGCCCTATTCGAAACAAGAGGAATTTCACGCAGCCGGGGCTGCTTATCGTGAGCGCCTGTTTATGGCTGGCAACCAGCTAGGAAAGACAGTTGCGGGGGCTGCTGAATGGGCGATGCACCTCACGGGCCAATATCCCGACGACTGGCGGGGCTATCGGTATGACGGTCCTATCATCTTGTTGGCCGGGTCTGAAAGCTACGAGTTGACCCGTGATGGCGTCCAGCGGTTGTTGGTTGGCCCGCCGGAGCAAGAGGAAAATTGGGGTACAGGGTTTATCCCTCACGCCGCAATTGCAGGCACTGACCGACGCCAAGGCGTTCCAAACGGGCTTGAGAACATTGCGGTTCGTCATGTGTCAGGCGGAACGTCGGTTTGCCAATTCAAGGCATATGAACAGGGCCGGGGAAAGTGGCAGGCGGCAACAGTTCACGGCGTCTGGTTTGATGAAGAACCGCCGGAAGATGTGTATTTCGAAGGCATCACGAGAACGAACGTCACGCAAGGGCGTGTTACTCTGACATTCACCCCGCTTAAGGGTATGTCCTCAATCGTGGCGAGGTACGTCATGGAAGCCTCACCAGACCGTCACGTCACCACAATGACGATTGACGATGCGGAACACTACACGCCGGAGCAACGGCAGAAGATTATAGACAGCTACCCGCCCCATGAACGTGAAGCCAGAACGAAGGGCGTTCCAAGTCTCGGCAGTGGGCGTATCTTCCCGGTAACAGAGGAAAGCATAACCTGCGACCCATTCGACATTCCGAAGCACTGGCCGCAAATCGGAGGCATGGACTTTGGGTACGACCATCCTTTCGGGGCTGTTAAGTGCGCGTGGGATAGGGACGCCGACGTTTTCTACGTGACCTCTGACTACCGCGAACGTGAGGCAACACCGATTATCCACAGCGCGGCGGTAAGAGCGTGGGGCGATTGGCTGCCGTGGGCATGGCCTCATGATGGCTTGCAGCACGACAAGGGCAGCGGCGAACAGTTGTCGAAGCTGTACGCGGCGCAAGGACTGAAACTAATTCAAGAGCGGGCCACCTTTGAGGACGGCACAAACGGCGTAGAGGCTGGCGTTCTTGACATGCTTGAGCGTATGCAAACCGGACGCTGGAAGGTGTCCAAGACATGCAAGAACTGGCTTGAGGAATTTAGGCTTTACCATCGAAAGGACGGTAAGATTGTGAAAGAGCGCGACGACGTTATCAGCGCCTCACGATATGCCCTGATGATGAAGCGGAGAGCCAAGGTTAAAGACGTTGCGGTTTCCAAGCACGTCCCCCGGAAGGTTGTTTGATGGCAGACCGTGACTACATATCGTTGGTGAGCGATCTGGTCAAAGAGTGCGAGAATTACCGCGATACTCTTTCGGCAGATCGGATCAAGGCGACGGAATACTACGACGGCGTCATGAACGACACGCCGTCTGACAAGGGGCGCTCGTCTGTTGTCAGCCGCGACGTGCGCTCAACAGTCCAGAAAGTCTTGCCAGTCCTCACGCGCCTGTTTCTCGGCAGCGATAGGATTGTGGAATTTCAGCCAGCCCAAGAGGGCGATGAGGAAAAAGCAGAGCAGGCTACGGATTATATCAACGATGTGGTGTTTGCTGAATGCGGCGGCGAAGATGCTGTAACCCATTCAATCCACGACGCACTCAAAACCCGCAATGGGGTTCTTACGTGGTGGTATGACGAAAAGAAACGCGTATCCGTGTCTCGCCATACCGGGCTTGATGAGACAGCCTTTGCTACTCTGGCGTCAGAGGAAGGCGTTGACGTTCTTGAACACACGGAACGACAGGAAGAAATCGAAGGACCGGAAGGCCCTGTCCCAACGGTTGTCCACGACCTCAAGCTCCGCCGATCCATTACAGAGCGCAAGCCAATGCTTCAGTGCATTCCGCTTGAGGAGTTTCTTATTCACCCGGACGCCTTGGACGAGGACACCGCGCCCTGCATTGGCCGCAAGACAAGGCTTCGCCGGACTGACTTGGTCGCCATGGGCTATGACAAGGACGTGGTTCGCGCCTTGCCTGTCACGGGGGCGGACGGACAGCAAGAGGAAGTGGAAGAGCTCACGCGCCGGAAGCTGATTGAGGGTGGCAAGAACGAGCTTGCCCCGGAGCTTCAAGAAATCGACTATTACGACGTGTATGTCAGACTCGACATGGACGATGACGGCATTGCCGAATTGCGCCGCATGTGTTTCGGCGGCAAGGTGACGGAGCAGGGCCTTCTCATGAATGAGGAGGTTGACGAAATACCATACAGCATTGTTGCGGTCAAAACCCAACCCCACGTTTGGGAGGGTATTTCCGTCGCAGACGACATGATGGACTTGCAGCGCGTCAAGACAGTTCTTTTGCGCGGCACATTGGATAACCTCTATTGGCAGAACAACATGCAGATTGCCATGCAGCAAGGCGCTGTTGTTAATGCCGACGCCGTGTCAAATCCGCAGTTCGGCCAGACAATCTGGCTTAATGACGGCTTCAAAGCCAGTGAGGCCATGCAGCCAATCCCCGTTCCCTTTGTCGCAAGCCAATCCTTTGAGATGCTTGGATACATGGACAAAGAGGGCCGGGAGCGCACTGGCATTAGCGATGCAAGCGGTGGATTGCCGCCGGATGCACTGCAAAACGTCACGGCCAAAGCCTCTGCCCTATTGGAACAGCAGCAAGTCGGGCAGGCTGACCTCATGGCGCGTACGCTGGCGGCGGGCTTCAAGCGGGCATTCAAAGGGCTTCTTCGCCTCGTCGTTCGACACCAGGACAAGCCTCGTGTTGTCCGGCTCCGCAACGAGTGGGTTACGTTTGACCCTCGCCAGTGGAATGCTGACATGGACTGCTCTGTCAATACGGGCTTGGGTGCGGGCACCCGTGAACGTGACATGACGGTCATGATGCAGGTGATGGGGCTGCAAAAGGAAGTCATTGCGGCCATGGGGCAGTCAAACCCCTTCGTGACGCCTGAGAATATCGGCAACGCCCTGTTCAAGGTTGCGGAAGCGGCTGGCCTCAAGACGCCGCGCCTGTTTTTCAGCAAACCTACGCCTGAGCAAATTCAAGGCATGATCGAGGGCATGAAGAACAAGCCTGATCCTGAAATGATGAAGATTCAGGCCACGACGCAGGCGGAAATGCAAATAAAGCAGATGGAGTTGAACCTTCAAAAGGAACTCAAACAGCTTGAAATGCAGGCCAACACCCAAAAGGAAATTGCGCAATCACAAGCGGCTGTTGAGGAGCGAACGGCGGTCGTTGCTATTGAGGCGCAGGATAAGGACAAAGACCGGGCGCTTAAACAGTATGAAATTGACGAGCGCAACCGGATTGAATGGGCGAAGCTTGGCGTAACCCGCGAAACGGCAGAGGCGAATATTCTTCTGAAGCTGAAGCAAGAACAGGACGCGAAAGCGGCAGCCGAACAGGCGGAAATGAAGAAATCAACGGAGCGTCAGGAAGATATTGAGCGCTCAAGCAAACCAAAGCGAGTGCAGTTTATCCGGGATGAAAACGGAGAACTTGCGGGCGCAGAACAATTGAATTGAGGTTTTACCATGCCCAAAAGCACAGCAACTTGTAACAGTATTTTGGCCCTGATTTTTAACGCAACGGCATGGGCTGATATTGCTGAGAATGACACGTCAAGCCCTGTTGGCAATCTTTATCTGTCCCTACACACCGCTGACCCCGGCGTGGGCGGCGCTCAGACGACAAACGAAACGGCATATACCAACTATGCACGTATTGCCGTAGTCCGCACGACAAGCGGCTGGGATGTGCCATCGGGAGGCGCTACGGCCAACGCGGCGCTTGCGCAGTTTGCGCAGTGCGGTGTGACTGGCGCAACTATTACCCATGTTGCCATTGGCACGGCGTCTAGCGGTACGGGAACGGTGCTTTACGCCGGGGCGCTTTCATCTTCATTGGCTGTTGCCAACGGCATTCAGCCGCAGTTTGCAGCGGGTGCGCTTGATGTCACAGAAACCTGAGCCGACAATGTTTACTTGTAAGGAATGCGGTGCGCCTGTCCACGCG